TGCAGTTGCTGTTGCGATAACTGGGTTAAGTACGAGTAGTGCAGATGCTTTTTGAAATAACCCAACTGATACTGCTGCGAGCTTTGCAGACAGCGAAAGTCTTGCAAATGCAATGTTTGTTCCAGCCAGGGTTACGATGCCAGCCTGACCAAGCGGTATTGCTAGTGCCGTTACTGTGTTATATGCTCCTACGCCAACTGCTGCAAGTTTTGACGCGTTTGAGATAAATAACGCAGCTGCTCCAAGTGCAAGAAGCGACTGGGTGAAAGCTGGAGTAGATGAAAGTGTATTTAGTACATCTCTAAACCCCCCAACCACACCAGTTGCAGCTTTAAGTCCAGCAACAAGAGTTGGGCCGACAAGTTGGAATAGGTTTGTCCCAGCATCCTTAGCGGCAGACTTTAGCTGGTCAAGAGAGCCAGTAAATGTCTTACTTAGTGTCTCTGCATAATCTTGTGCAGCACCTTTGCCATCTCTATACTTATTTGCCAAACCTTCTACGCCATCCGATAAAGATAGAATGGCTGCAAAACCTCTGGTGCGGAAGAGTGTTGACGCTGCCGCTACTGCATCTGCGTTTCCTCTGATCTCTCCAGTTAGTTCGTCGTACGTTACTCTGGCGTTTGACAGCACGTGGACTAGGTCGAAAATAATATCTCTACCCTGCCTGGTTTTACCTGCGCTATCAACAAGATCGACACCAAGTTGCTTAGCTGCATTTCTAAAAGCTACGGTTGGAGATGTTGCTGCTGCAAGTACGTTTCGGAGCGCCGTTGCGCCTTTATCTGCAGCGCTCAAGCCTTTGTTATCCAGCTGTACAAGTGCCGCGAGTGTTTCTTCAAAACTAAAACCAGCTTGCTTTGCGATTGCACCGACAGTATTCAGACCTTTAGAAAGATCAGACTGGGTTCCAACGGCATCATTCGATGCAAGAGTAAGACTATCAACTGCACGAGCTGCATCTTTTGCTGTCATTTGGAACTGAAGTAAGTTTCTAGTCAGTTCAATTGCCGTATCGGATAAGTTCGTACCTTCCGCGCTAGCCAAGAAAGATGCTTGCTTGAGGATCTCCAAACCCTCTGCTCCCGTTTGTCCTGCACGAGTGAGGTTTGCCAGGGCCTCTGCATAATCTGCCAACCCCCGTCTAGCAGTGGATATGTCTGTGTCTCTAATCGCTTCCAGACTTGTCTTGACAGCCTTAAGTGTTTCAACTCCGTTTGCTTTCAGGATTGCAAATGCGTTCTCAAACTTCTGGCCTTGCTCAACAGCGGTGGCACCTAGTGCAATTAGTACGCCAATAAGAGCGCCGATCGAAGTCACAAGAGCGATCGTATTAAACTTACCTAGAGTCGTTGTTGTATTATATAGCCCCATTGACTCAGCTACTCGACCAGTCCAGTAAAACATGCTGCTCATCTGTGGGCTAATCAATCCAATTGCCCCAGCGAATGATCTTGCATAGTTACTATACAAGCCAAAGCTTTGACCCAATTGAGATATTTGGTTGACTCCAGTTGTTGGCAGCTGTATGTTTACATTGATCCCATTGAGCTTTTGAAGTGTAGGGATCAGCTGATTAAGTGCCTGGGTAACTCTGCTTACATCTAACTTTGCTATGTCATTCAGCGACCTGAGGTTAAGATTTACATTAATACCTTCGAGTGATTTAAGTGCTTTTGCTAGTTGAGGTATCTGAGTTAATACATTTTGGATATTCAGACTGGATAAAGCTTGTATACCCGTAAGTCCTATGTTTAGCTTAACTCCATTGAGAGATTTCACGGATGTTGCAAAGCTAGATAGCTGGCCTGTGATGTTACCAAGGTTTAATGTTGACAACTTCTGTAATTCCGAAATGTTTACACTGAAATTAGCAGAACCCAAACTTTTCATTGAGTTCATAAATATTGCTATCTGCTTTGTTATGGCATCTAAGTTAACCTTAGATAGATCCTGGAATGCCTTGGTATTAAAGGTGAAATTGTTTGCTTTTAACTCAGAAAGCGTTTTAGATAAGCCCGAGAGCTGATTAGTAGTCTCGCCTAAGCCCTTACTAACGGCCGCCAATTTCTCGAAGGGTGTAAAGCTTAGCTTGATGTCCGAGATGCGCCTCATAGCCGATTCTAGTTGCTTAAAATTGTTGGCTATTCTGTCAAAACCAATCTTGCCCAGGTTATCTAGAGCTTTTGTATTCACAGAGAGGTCTATCTCGAATTTCTTCTTTTGTAGTTGCCGTTCAAATGCATTGACTTCGTCGCCCAGCTTTTTAAGGCTACGCTGAAATCCAGTTATATCGAGACTTGCAAATGATTCTAATTTTGCCATTACTTCCACCTTCCAAGTAATTTAATAAATGTTGCTTCGAGGATAATCCTAGACTTAACTGTTGCCGGCATAACGAATGGTCCTGGCAGCATATAATTAATACCAGATCTTCCAAATGAAATATTGTTGCCACCAGACGCTTCTGAGATCTGCTGGAGTAAACCAGGATCTATTTGAGAGGTGCCAGAGCCGTACTCTATGTCAGATGCGTAGTCTGCTGATGAACTAAGCTTAATAATGTACTTGCCATCTTTTGACAAATCAGAAGCATTGGTATTTCCTAAGGATTTCAGGTTCCCAGTCCTTATGTACACAGTGCCAGGAGCAGTTCCGTAAACAGAAGCAAATAGATTGGCCTGCAAATCATTATTTGCCTGATCTACAATAGGCTTAATGGCATTAGCCATTTCAGATTCCAAGTCAGATAGGAACCTATCTACAGCCTGCTTAAATTTTAGTCCTTCAGTCCTAATCCCCATTTGCCACCATCACCCATCATCTTCCGAATATTGCTTCGCACTCTCTCTTGCTCTCTTCGGGCTATTTCCTCAGCGCTAAATCTCTCAGGCCAGGCTATCTTCTCGTAGTATCGCAACTGCTTATATGCATTCTGTGGTTCAGTCCTGTATTCATTCGTCTTCCTACTCGGAGGACTGCCGATTCCAACCATACCCATCTCTGCACCATCTGCCATACCGCTATTAAGGAGATCGTAATACTTGTCTGCGTAATACTTTCTCATCTTTTCTTCTGCTAGACCTCTTAGGTACCACATCGGGTACTCTAGCAAGAGTGGAGTTATATCTGCAACCCCAAGAGATACAGCAAGCTCTACGTCTGTTTGGACCTCTCGTCTAGGTATGCCTCCACCGTCTTCTTCATCAGATTCTGGTAAAGGCTCATTACTTTTTTTGTACCACCCCCATCTAAACCATTCATTTCCCATAGCTCAGCGGCTATAGAGATCTTATCGTCAAATGTGAGTGAGTCAAAATTAAACTGTATACCATCGTGCACTATGGAAACTTTGATTAGTTCCTCTAATTTCTCGAAGGCATCGCCAAGTTGAGCTTCAGATGCATCTTCAATTTCAGCTGCCTTCCCAAATGCTATTGCAAAGTTAAACAGGATGTTTACGTATTTTGCCCTTTTAACTTCGCCCCAAGCCTTAAATATGATTGTTTCGCCATTTGGTAGTTTTATAGTTTTAAAAAGCTGCTGCTGCTGCATGTAACAATTATACAATAATTATAGCGGGCTTTTTACGACCCGCTACGTTGCTTAATTAAATCTCAAGCTTAAGGCTCTGCGTCGAGTTTGTCGAGCAACCCTGACAATTGAGCCAAATTGGTCAGCAAGAAGTTGATACCGTAATCAGAGCTGGTGTTGCTCGAGTAAGTACCGAGTGCTGCGTCAGGTACGTATCCTGCTTTTGCCAATCGGTCGATCTTGAATTTGAGGGTGTGGTAGCCGTCTTGCTCGCCTTCTCCGTTGCCAGAGATAGATGCAGCTGGCATCCACATTACCAGTGCAGTTCCGCCTGCGTTGTCTTCCTGGACCCAGATGCAGCGACCCAAGGTTGTGCCTGCTTTGAGAGCAAAACCAGTAGCATTGGTAATGCCAGTAGCACCAACAACACCAGTTCCGCCAGTGTACAAGCCGTAGACATCAGAGTCTTTAACGGAAACCGTATCAAACTCGACTCCAAAAGCTGCTTCGGTCATATCGTTGCGGAGCTGGACTGCGACGCCAGTTCTATTACCCATCAACTGGGAAAATGTGATGTTTTGCGTTGGAGACACGTTGAAGGGCCAGCCAAAGTCGACCCATGTTGTTGCGCCTGTTTTTCGGAAATAGATTTTATTTCCAGTACGGAGGATTTTTGATGTGTCGGTTACCGAGCTGTTTGTGACTGCGAAAGCCATGTCTTACTCCTTTTCCTCTTCTTGAGGTTGAATAAATTCTGCGAGTTTGTTTGTTTCCAGCCATTCCATAATTACATTATTTACTTCCACTTCTACTGGGATATCTCCTATCCTCTTTCTAGACGTAGGATCTATAACATAATCATCAAATGCAATTGCTAGGGGTCCTCTAACAACAAATATTGTTTTTGGGGCATCCCGCTGCTGGTTTACTTTATTATCCATAATACCACCACCTTTATTATAGCGGATTAAAAAACTGTGTGGCCTCAAAGGAGAGGACGCCATAAATACTCCCTATCTTACTTGTATCAACTTGGTAATTTATAAACCTGTAAGGAGAGCTGCCCCTCAGAGGTATTCCACCAACTGCTTTACGTACAATATCGTAGAGATTTGATAGCACAGATAAGGAGTTCGCGTATATGTGTACCGATACCAAGTACGTATCCATGCCCGATTGACTATACAGTAGATTTGGATCTCCTATGTATACCCATCCAGATGCCCCATAATCTGTGTGCATCTTATCTAATCCCATTTGCTGCATGACATAACCCTCCTGAGGCTCGAGTACGAGCTGTACAGGCGTAGACCAATTAATCAGCCTATTCTTTATGTCACTTACAATACTCACGTCGTCATCCTTTTGAGTACCAAGATATGTCCTAAGGCATATTTATGACGCTCTTCTGACCGATGCATAATCTTAACACTGTTGCCAGATATGGTAGTAATACTACCTGTTGGAGGTACGGGTGATGATGGGTGCGTAATTGCGAATAACATGTCTGCGTTATAATCAAAGTTTGATATAAAGCTTCTCGTGAAATCTTCTGCTGTTTCTTTCGGGTCCCAAAACATATATGTTGCAGTAACCGAAGTAGTTGTACCTGGTGACCATGAGCCTCCAGAAGCAGATCCGACGTTATTAAATGTCCAAGATGACGACATGTAAGTTGGAGTATAAGTATTAACTTTGTAATAGTCCGCTAACACGGCTATATCTATTGGCATTTCCGTCATGACAAATGTAGCGCCAGAGTACTGGTAGTACGAGGGTTGAGACGGCATATCCATTGCATCAATATAAATCACAGAGATATCAGCTCGGAATTGCCCATTACTAAATCGAGCAACTGTATTGCTACGACGCTGAAGGGACCCTTTTACTGTGGTCGACGATAGAGTTGGTGCTGGTATGGTGCCATTAGCTAGCGCTGAGGTGTATGTTGGAGTTACAATACTTATATCTTTTAAATACTCTTTAAAATTAACCTTAAGATCTATCATATGCCATCCTCCATCCATAACTGGGCGAAAAATGGTCTAGACAATAGTGTTACCGATGATAACATTAAGGCTTTCTGCATATCTGCTCTTAACATCTTTAAAAATGTAGTGTTGTCTTTGGTCACAGATATTTGGTCTAGCCTTTTAGTCTGTGGCTCAGATGCCAATACTTTTATCCATGCATTGATCGTCATAGCTTTAGCATGTTGATACTTTTGTTCCGCAGTTGCCGTTGGCCTAAGAGTATCTGCTAAATCTAAGAATGCAGACAGTTTATTATCCAAAGCTGTAGAGTCGGCCAGCCCTAGATCCTCTGGGGATATATTAAGTTCTAGTTTTAGCCGCTCTAAGTCTGTCATTTTTTACTCTTTTCCTGTGTTGGCTTAGGTTCTTCTACTTTCGGGAGTTCGATCGGATTTCCCCAAGGATCGACCGGGACTCCATTAACCGTAAAATACACCATATCCATATTATGTTGGGTCTGCGTAGGTTGCGTTTCCAATGTACAGAATTGCTGCAGCTCCACGGTTTTTTACACCAAAGCCGAAGAAGTTCTCGAAGTACTCAGATTGCAAGGGGAAGGTTGACATACGGCCAGCGATGTGCAAACCAGCTGGTTTCTCAGTTGGGAGACGCATACGCAAAACTCTAGACTGAGCGTTGACATCGATTGCGACGATGTAGTTAGCATAAACCCAAGGCTTAACGTACACTTCTGCGCCATTGTAGATACCAATAAAGCGTTTTTGAGTATTGTTAATATCGAGGCGCTGATTGCTCATGGTCACAGTGTTTGCAACCATTACGCGAGGATCCCATGCGGCAATAAATCCGGTCAGTCCACGCACTGCAGCTTCTTGAGCTTGGTTGATGTGGAGTTGGACGTTTGCGTTGCTGGTGTGCTCCGTTACGTTGAGAATCAATGCATCTACTGCAGCTGTTGTGAGTGTTGCAGTTCCCATGTAGTGGGAGTGTGAGCCGGAGAATGTTTCTCCGTTGGGTCCGTTAGGTGGGGTGCGTCCATCTGCGTTGAGCAAAGCCTTGATATCCAAGTCGATATTGTTCCGGACGTGAGGGTCGGAAACAGTACGGTTGGTTGGTTTAAACAGAGCTTTCTTCATCAGCTCCATCTTTTTACGTACATCAGCATCTTGGACATTTAGTGCAATTACTGCAATATCTGCTGGCGTTGCGCGCTCCAAGTAGTCAATCGTCCATCCGTTTGCCATTTGGAAACGTTGCAACGGGAATGCTACTTTCTGGCCACCGGTGAGCTTCTGCGTACGAACCCGTGAGAATTCATCTGCTTCTTCGAATTCACCGTCGAGGATCTGTCCGAGGCCATCTGCTTCTTCACGTTCTGTAGTCGTGGTAGCGTACTGCCCAAACATGTCCATCATGAGTTGGTCGTGAGCCAGGAATTCTGCCCTCACGATATCTTGGATTGCATCCAATCCAAATGTTACAGCAGTAATATTGGTAAACTGCTGGAGATCTTTTAATGTATAAGCGCCAGTTCTAGACATTTCCTACTCCTTAATTAAGTTTCCCGACTTTAACAATCATAAGATCGTTAGCACCAACACGCACAAATGCTCCTACAGTATCGTCTGTGGTTGCGGCCGTGTCGATTGCACCTGCAACATTGACGTAATAAAGGTCTCCAGTGAGTGCTGTTGAGGAAACGTAAAAACGTGTACCTAGTCCGAACACAGTGATGGGCTCTCCTGCTTTTGCTGTTCTAGCTGCAATACCGATAAATATTTTGCCAGTTGCAAACTTGTAGATCTTATCGTCGGACTGCTTTAGGTATACTGGTTGGCCCGCATTAATGTCTTCTCCAGCTACTTTACCACTGAGTTGCATGGCAAATTGTGCTGTAGAGATATCGACCGATGCGTTGGCGCTGATTGTAATTGCTGCCATAAATCTCCTTAAGGGTTATAATCCCCAGTCTCTAATTTTCTTTGCTTGATGTAGTCAAACGATATTGTGGGGCTTTCTCCAACTGGCTTTTGAGCTGGGAATGTTGGCCTTGCAACATTTTTCTGCTCCTGCACTTCCTGCTTTGGCTGTGCAAGCAATGATGGTGCGAAATCTTTCCACTCAGTCTCAATGTACTGCGCCAGGTCAATCTCTTGGCCATCTGCCTTCACAAAAGCAGTCCTTTTGGTTTGCCCATCAACTTCGATGTCTTTGACATCAAACTCTAAATTGGATCCTAGTTTTTCGAATACTCCAGCCTTAAGATTATAGGTGTCAGCGATTTCCCGCATTTGCCCTTTCCTCTTTAGAGCCTTCAACTCTTCTTGCGCCCCTTGAGCATTGCCAAGCATACTAGCGATCTCGTCCGGTTTACCAAACTTAACGTACTGACTCCATCTTTCTGCGTCTGTCTTGGTTAAAACAACAGACCCATCTGGAGCAGCCTTATCTCTAAGCTTGCGGTTATCAGATTCAAGGTCAATTACTTTTTGGATGAGCTTATCAAATTCTTGATTTCTCAGTTCACCTTGTCTTTTAGTTTTCCACTCTGACTCGCTTAATCTTAGATCATCGTTTGGCTTGTTTTCGTCACTCATTTGTTCCCCTTGTTAACAATAAGTAATGCACTTTGCATTTCTGACTAAAGTATAACATATATTATTTTTTCTGTTGGTCGACGGGCACTGTACTAACCTGGTCGTTTTGATTCGTTTGACTGTCTGCATGCTGTAGATCATTTGCTGTGCTTAAATCCATCTGAGACATCTCTAACTCTAATCTTGCAAGCTCGGCATCCACGTCATCTATACCAGCACGAGTCATTGCAGTTTCCCTGCTGATAAGCTTGGCGCCATACTCTTCTAGATTTACCCTGCGCTCATCTGCAGTTGGTGCAAATGCCGTTACCTTTGCTTCTGCTACTACTCTTGCTTCCAGGAATGATTGGTTATTCATCATTACACCAGCAAGATTAAGTGCGAATTCCAACATATCCCTATAGACGCCTTCGATCTCTCGAGCTACCCGTTCTTCTATATTCATAAAGTCGCCAGTCGCGACCTCTCTAGATCTACCAGATGCATATTGTTGATCATTCATAAGAGCAAAGGATTGCCTTGCGATTGCCAGGATTGCTGCTTCTGCTGTATCTGCTGCGACCTTCATCGCTTCCACAGATGAGGGCTCAAATCGTCCGTATGAGGCAGGCAGAGACTTGGATGTAATCTTAGTGCTACCATCTGCCTCGGTAATTACTTCTTCGTACGCTGAGGGTTGGTAAAAGTTAATTGCACCAGGACCAGTTACTGGTTTAATTGGCGTACCATCCTCATTGTATGCATTAATGCCAATACCGTATCTCTCTGTAAAACCTGCATAGTGGGTATTACGCTGCATCATTGTAAGTGCAACATTTAAGGCGGATTGCTGTTGAATCATATCATCTGTGACCAACTCTTTATTTACCTGCCCCTGGATATGCCAGAGTTTACCGCCAAGATCTAGCCTAATCTCTTCAACACCTTCTTGCGACATGATTTTCAACACAGTAAGGCCAGCATCATCAACATATGTAATTTCGAGTTCATTCTTATTCATGTATTGGTAGATGTTAATACCAATAGTGTCTAAAGTGTAGTCGTCTACAATTACGCTTGAATTAAAATTCGATGGCAAGAGTACGTGTATGGCATTTAAGGCTTCATCAAGTGTTTTGAAGGATGGGAGTGATCCATCTTTCTCCCTAAATCTTGGTGGGATTACAAATCTAAGTGTAGACCTACCAAGGGCTACCATCTGCACGCCAAATTTCCATAGCAATGTATTTAGTCGTCGCTTGTCAAACCACTTGGTCAAAGCCTCTTCGACCATCTTCGTGTCGGTTGCCCCATCTACAATCCACTTGACTTCGTTGCCAAGTATGCCGTCCACCATACGCTCGCATACTTCTGCAATCATATTTCTACTGGTAAAGCTGCTCTTGAGTGCATCCACCATACGGGTATACTCAGCGTGGCTTGTTGGCAGCATTGGTCCAGCCCAGTAGTCAATTGCTGTGTCTGTGGATCCCAACTGTTTGCCAGCTAGGAAATCGTAGGCCTTCTTGCTTTTCTTGTCGTAAAAAGCATTAAGCAGTATGCCTTGATCAAAATATGTAAGGTCTTCGAAGCTCTTTTTTGTTATGCCATCTAATAAGTATGTCATCCATACCACCCTCTCGGTTTTTTGAGTACAACTTGTTGATATCTTGGTTTTGCATCATAAAATGCGTAAACAACAGCATCTCCTTTGTCTGGAGATCTGCTTAGCACTGCACTTATCTCATCTTTGGCCTGCACCTGTATGCCATTTGGAGTGAGCCTCCATGTTGGAGCGCACAAATCCTCTAGCATCTGTTCATCGGGTGGCAATGCTAAATCCGCCCCAGTAGATGGGTCTAGCTTCTCTCGTAGTTCCCAGTACAACTGTGCCCTAAGATTGCGAAATTTAAACTGTCTTGTCTTATCCATAGACGATGATCGTGCGGCGCCATTAACCGGATGTACGTAATCTCTACGGTCTTTAAGATGGTCATACACAGATGAGCCGATACCAATTACGTCAACATTGATCGCTGTAGATGCTTCGGTCGACTGCATAACCAATGCAGCAACTGCTGCGCCATCTGGAGTTGTTTTGCCAGGATAGGATTTAATCTCTCCTACGTAATTACCCCATCTAGGAGCTAGGACAGTCTTGTCCTTACCGCCCCGTGCAGGGTCAACCCCGATAGCGTCAGGAGTTCCATCTGGTTGGGCAATTGCTTTCCATCGATCCATTGCTTTTGTAACCCATTCTCTAGGAATTACGCGCCATACAGATTCCTCGACGTCGCTAAACTCGCCCATGATTTCCTGCGAGATAGCTTCCTGTGGGTAATTATCTATTGTTCTCTGGATCTCTTCGGGCGACATCCATGGGTTATCGTAAGTTGTATATCTCTTACCGTAATACCCAGATTCGCCATCTAGACACTTCTGCCAGAGCTTATAAAACAGATTACGACCCTTTGGGGTTCCTGCTGCAATCAATTGTGAGTTTGGAAAGTCCATGAGCATTGGGAGCACGGCATTATAATACAAATATTCGTCTTCTAGCACCAAGCCGGCCTCGTTGATAAAGATGACTTGATACGCAAAACCTTCCCAGTTCTCAGGGTTCTGGGCCGATCGAAAATCTACATATCCACCATTGTCGCCAATCTTAAGGACTTTCTTTTGTGCACTCCACTTGTACTTAATATTGCGTTTACGCATAGCTGGAATAAACATACGCTCTACGTATCTATCCAAGTTGGACTGCGTTACGTCTCCCCACATAAGCGGGTATCCCCAGAGTGCAAATTCGATAAAAGCATGTGCCGCACCCCTAGTAGCGCCAAGACGACGCCCTTTGGGGTGAATTCTAAACCGACCTTTTTTAGCTCCGTCAAAGAAGATGTCTCTCTGGGCTGCCGAATACTCAAATGGTTCATACTTTGGTGGTATGATTTTGCCATTAATAGAATCTTGGGCCTCAGTTGAAGAAATTAGGGATGATAGTATCGTCTGAGTCTGTCGATCCAAACCTATCATTGTTTGCCAAGTGTTTGGTAATTTCTTCAAAAGCGCTCTCCCTTGTAATAATCTTATCCATTACTTCGATAAATCTGTTTACCTTATTCATATCAAATTCTGTGTTTAACAGATATAAATTGCGTGCAATCGCTCTCGTCCTAGCGTCCATTGGTGATGCATGTTCCGCTCTCGGGATCATGCGAGCGAGTTCAGCTTGGATCTCGTCGTCAGCAAATTCCTCCTTCATCTTCCAGCGCTGCACCGTTTTTGGATTTACACCCATTTCTCTTGCAGTCTTTTCCACATTTCCGTTGTGTTTCTTGAGCAGGACCATTGCTTTCAGTCTTGCTTCCCTCGAGTAATCGTTCTCTTTCATTTGTACTCCTCATTAGTTCAGACCCTTCTTTAATCGAGTCTAGTAAAAGTTGAAACATTTCTTCCGACATACATTTCTTGGCCACAGAGTATCCTCTCTTGCTATTATAACACAGAGGTGGTAGAATCGTTCCATGGAGTACTTTTTCTATAAGTGGGGCGACAGATTCATTCAGGTTTCCCGAGACTCTAGAGGTGTCATATCGAGCACCTATTACGATAGTGAGGAGCATAAATGGGTCCAGAGCAGAGTAATGCATACTGAAATGAAGAAATCTGACAGATCAACAATAGTGAGGTATAAATCTCAATGGGCATGGTCTGTAGATTTTGCAAAGAGTCTCCAAATCAAATAAATATCAGCTTGGCAATACGTATACAATTTCGCTCCCATCTTCTGTGTTATGATGGGAGTTTTCTGGTTCTGAGATATAGTCCCCGTCTTCAAGCATACCTAGGAGATGAAGCGTGAGAGCCTTTGAGAGACACTTAATGGATTCGTCTCTTGTGGTCGCCGTTACGCCACATCCAGGTAAGTCGATTGGATAACTAGTAAATGCATTCCCGTATTTGATGATTACGCATGGCCATGACTTTGTAAGTATGTTATTTTTACTGTTCATCAGATTTGTACTCAAGAATTTCCTTTCCAACATCTTGGCCCCAGTCGACTTCTTCCATTACAAATCCGTCTGGTATGCTCAATAATATTTCTTCTAGTGTCATAATTCTCCAATGTATTTTCCACCCTAGACAAACGGGTGGATTCTTTAAATGCATATTTTATTTACTTCTGCTCGCCATTGCTACTCCGACATCTAGATTCGGAAACAAACTCTTAACTTCTCCGACTAGGTTTCTGGCCATATCTTTATTGTAATCTTTGGCCTTAACAAAAAGCATAACATAAAATCTCTTTGGAGCTCCTCTGGATACGGGCGCAAAACCATCTATGATTTGTTTGTCTTGTAGGTCCGTTAAGTGTTGCTCGATTTCATGTTTCATAGGTCACCTTAGTCTTTCTATGTACGCGTATTGGACGATGCATATTTTACGTGTATGCTCACGAGATGACGGATCACCCACCTTTCTGTTGGATACTAAGTTTGTCCTTGAACTTCCCGTAAGTTTCTACTGCTACCGAATTGGGCTGGATATTACTCACTTGGAAATCCTTTACTAAGCTAAAATCTGATTGACTCAACTTGCTTATATCTAACACTTAGGCACCTCCGTTCATCTGTATCTACAAGGCACTTTGTAGATAGATCCATGATAGCACAAAATGAGCCAGATATCCACCATAGGTCGGTTGGTAATCCTGTTTTTAAGAATACTGTCTGGGACGTCAGAATGCTCTAGGTTAGTACATAAAAGATATAAAACACAGACAGTATATTAAGTACTTATATAGTACTATATTATAGGGTTGCTGAGTTATTTGAGTACGATGAGTATGATGGGTAAGCATACCAATTCTGCTGAATGTATTGATTTGACTTTTATGCATTAATTTGGTATAATAATCTCATGTTTAGGCACAAGTTTAAAAACAAAATTACTGAATACAAAGGTGTGAAGTACAGATCTAAGCTCGAGGCTGACTATGCAAAGCACTTGTTTAAACTTAAGGATGAAGGCACTCTCCTATGGTTTAACAGACAAGTGATCTTTGATTTTCCAGATGGCAACAGTTACAGGGTCGACTTCCTAGCCTTTTACGCAAATGGTGATATGGATGTGGTTGATACCAAAGGTGTCGAAACTCCAGACTTCAAACGAAACATTAAGAGCATGGAATACTACTATCCGTACTTTAACGTCAAGGTTGTAAAGAGAGGTGATTTTTGAAATGGCTAAGCATAATCGATGCAGGCTACCAAAGAAGTATGGTTTTTTTATACATGCTGATATTCCAGTATATGTTGTTGTTAAACGTAATAAATATGTCCATGCCCTGCATTGGTATGATCTGGATGGCACATGGGTGCATGACGAGACGGATATAGACGATATCAACAATACCGAAGATGGCATAACGATTAAGCTATCTTTCTTAGAATGGATCCAACATCTCAAAGTGTCAGGTATCACTAAGTACCCGAGACATCTAGTCTCTTACTCTGTGAAACAAGTCAGTAGGCTCAACGAGATATTTGCTGGCGATAAACTTAGAAGAGAAGATGTGGAAATGTTTAACTTTCTAGAGATTGAATCAGTTCGGGACCTAGATGGTCTCATTTATAAGGGGATATAATATGCCTAGGAAACAATCTAAGAATAAGTCAGAGCCTAAAAGTAAAGCACAGAAGAAGAGGGTTGTTCGGGCAAGATTCACTGAGAGATACCTCATGTGCTTTGGAAGGACCACTGGCATTATTGATCTTTCCAACTGGGAAGGGTCGGCTTTGTATAACACAGAGAAGGAATCCTTTGAAGTAAATAACGAATGGATCTACGATATGAGGGATGGTGATGGAGATTATTACTACATTTATTCCCGTAAGCTCTGTGAAGAAATGTGCGATATGTTATTCGATGACCGCCCAGCTTGGTTTTAGTTGACTTTTGTCTGCTTAGGATATATAATAAATTATGATACCTGATAGTGATTTTTACAATCAAAACGGAGACCTTCTGAGCTGTAGGGCTCTAGGTAAAAAACTAGGCATCTCTAAAACTGCAGCAAATAGGCTGATCTCAAAGTTTAAAGCGCGGCACAACGTTTTTGACGATGAAGATACTCTGCCTGGAAAAGTAGAAGAAGAGTCCGAATCCATTGAGGCTGAAAGGGATGATACGGAATTGCCCTTGAGTAACCCAGTAAACGCTAAGCGGCTATTTGAATCAATTGACGAGCTTAGGCCAAAAGAGCCTAAGAAGCAATTTGAAGTAAAGATGCCCAAGCGTGCATATCGCAATATCGTCATCCTAAACGATATCCATTTCCCATACCACGACGAGGAAATCTTAGAAAGTGTCATGCACTATATCTACGATACTCAAGTCGATATGGTTATCCTAAATGGAGATACTTTAGACTGCGAAGCACTGAGTACATTCCAAGATGCAGATCGTGCACCATTTGGCGAAGAGCTTGACCTAGCACGTAGTTTCATTAAGCAACTTACCAAGATTGCTCGTCACAACAATGCAGATTGCGAGTTCGTCTGGATCGATGGAAACCATGAAGCCAGACTTGAGAAGTATCTGGTAAGGCAGGCTCCTGAACTTCTTGGCTTGTCTGTGTCTGGAAACAAGATTTTATCCATTCGTAATCTTATGGGACTTGATGAACTTGGATGGCAGTACTTGTCATACTCTGAGTTCCTTGCTCTCCCTGGTGATCTCTATATCCAGCACGGGCATAAGGTGTCAAAACACAGTAGTAGCAGCGTAGGCAATTCAATGCGAGATCAGGGCGGGTCAGTCATTATTGGGCATGTTCATAGACTTGGTGCATTCTACGTAACAAACAGGCTCGGTACCTTTAGAGGATTTGAGAATGGATGCCTTTGTAAACAGCCTAAATACCTTCCAAAGGACTCAGCTAACTGGCAAAGGGGCTTCTGTAAAGTCACCTATACAGACGAAACAACATGGCATGTTCAACAAGCTTTCATTCAAGATGGTAAGTTTATGATGGATGGTAAACTCTATGGCTCGTAAGAATTAACTCCCAAATTTACCTAAATCGTCCTCCCAGCCCAAGGGAGGATTTAAATTGCAGGTAATCTCTTTCTGTGATATAATATTTTTAACCAGGATACGATGCGATAAACTATATTGCGTGTCTTATCAGAGATGTGTGTCTGGTTAAGAAAGGGTTAAGATGGATACCAATATAAAGATCCTCCTGTTTAAGCTGCAAAACTGCGAGCCATGCACACAATTGACTGAATTCATAAACACAGAAGAGGTTAAACAAATCAAGTCTATGGTAACTGAATATATGGCACCCCAGGATCTACATATGTTTAAAGCCAAGAGGGTTTCTGGGGCACCTCAGATGATTATAATGCAGGGAGAGATGGAGCTCCATAGGGCTAAAGGGTTTGACGACTGTGCAGACCTGATTAAAAGGGTCCTGGAGGATGATTTTTAGTGGGCGTATGGGATGCATACGTGCAGATAATCGAAGGCGAATCTACTAAGACTCAGCACCTAGAAACAGGTACTATGAACTTCGTAGACTTCGAGTATATCGCTAGGAAAGCCTATGAGGTCTCAAGGCTTGGGTGGCGCGTGAATACCCTTGACTACACAGAGAAAGATAAGGCGTACATCTACGTAAATCTCCATGTAGACGATAATGTAACGGGTAGGCTCATTATAGAGTACACCAATATCGATAGTTTCTCAAAGAAGCGCCAAGTATCTCAACCTAGAATGTGGCTACTTGGACTTGCCGGATACGCTCTAGATATCATCAATGCGCATATTAAAGTGCTATCTGGTAGTGACTCTCATAGTGTGCATAATGTGCTAGTTAAGTATCTTAATGGTCTTGATTATGCTTCTAAAGTAGAAGGCAGAATTCTATCCACTACAATGTTCCCAGAAGAAACCTCTGATCTGTTTATGTGGAAAGATATCTACTGTCGTAAATTACCAAAGAAAGATGCAAAAGAGATCACTAAGTACATGTTGGATAAAGATAAGGCTGCAGTTAATAAAGAAATAATACGCAAATTCCTTACAGCACTATTCTATAATTATTCAATCTGATCCTTCTTTTTCCTACTGAATCCTCTGTTTTGACTCAAATGATATTCCGGCCAAATAGCCAAGAGATCTGCCCCAAGCTCTTCGGCTATTTTCCTTGCCATAGGACTGAACGGAAGGTTTCTACCAGTACAGTACTCAGTTAGTGTCTTCCTGGGTATCCCTAGGTATCTCGCAAAACTGGCTTGGTTGAAATCGTTCTTTGCTATGTACTCAACTAAGTGGTTCTTATGTTTCATATGATGATTATAACACAGCTACGCAGAGATAAATCTCAGATAAGGAAAGTAAGTGCTCGGCTAAATAGAAGAAACCATATAAATAAAGTACATATAGAGTACTCATGGTTCTCATAAATACTCCCTTAGTACCTTCTGATATTTTTAGAGTATCGTAATTAGTGCTCGTTGAAGGTATTAGTTGATACCTGTTGAATATACTTAATAAGTACCTTGTTGATTGTATCCATAAAGTATCTGTTGGAAGTACTTAATATGTATTTGTTGGTGGTACCATATTATACTTAACTAGTACTTGTTACTAATACTATTAACGAATATTAACCTTTCTCATAATAATCATAAACAAGCTGTTTTCCCCGTGAGGATATCAGATTTGTACTTTATAAAGTACTAGTATTAAGTACTCATACTTCTCATACCTACTATAAACGATAGGTTTTGCCTGTTGTGACGGTAAACACCTCCTCTCCCAAATCCAATCATCAGTTTTTCCCTACCCCCATCTATGCAGGTTGTCTCTTTTTAGGTGCCCATACTAAACCCCTCAGAAAGATTTGGAGGCACCTCTATGAGGCTTACAATCGCCTATAATTTGGATACTTATCATAAGTAACATGTTGAGGGTACTCATAATAGGATCCTTGTTGGGTGTACTCAAGGTGTACATGATGAGTACTAGCTGTTGATACCTGTTGGGTGTTACCAAACCAGTAACACTTTAGTAACAATTATGGTAACTGGTTGGATGATACTTAAAGTGTACATGTTGAGGGTCATGTTGGAAGTACTTAATAGGCTTATGTTGAGGTATGGGTGGAAATTGATTGGTAGTGATTGGTGGGTCGAGATATTACAGATAAGATCAGCTTATCTGGCTCTTCAATTATCGAGATATTTAGATCTTTCTCAATTTCAGCTTATCTTGCTCTTCAATCAAGTATCCCAAAATAAAACTACTGGATCCAAGTAACAAGTACTTATAGAGCGCCAGTTGGTACAAATAATAAGGTACTAGTTGGGAAGTACCAGTTGAGAATCTAAGAAAT